GTCTCATCAATATTATAACCAACGCTGCCTTCAATTGTCGAAAACGCATCTTTAGTATAAGTATCAACTAAATCTACTGGCTTTTTATTATATGTTCCAAACTTGTGCAAATGTAACCCTGCATCAAACTCAATAATTGGACGCCTAGCTCGCAAGTTTTGATCTACTGTAGGATATAATCCATTAAGTTCTAACGACTTTTCAATAACATCAATATGGAACCATCGGTTATGCTTACTCCAAGCATTACCATCTTTACTTCCTCTATTGATTACAATATAATCTTTTTTACGAGGATATCCCATTGCTTCACTAAAAGGAAAATAATCAAATGGCACATCGTCAAACTCAACTTCAAAATTATCAACAAACAAGCTATTAAGCTCTAAATCATCTCTGTTTATTAGTTCAATTCGTTCGCCTACTCCTTCTACATACCATTCGCCTTCGCCATACTTTGTTGGAAACACATCTCCAGCAAACTCTAACTTCATTCCATTTGATAAATTCCAACCGCCAGTTGTTTTATAATCTTTTTTGCCAATAATTTCTTTCTCTACATCAATCTCAGTAGCTTCTATAATGTCTTGTATTTTTATCATACCAGAAACATTAGCATCGTCTTTAGAAATATAATACAGCACATCTGGTGCAGTTTCGGGCACCTTAAATTCTATAACGCCGTTTTCAACAAACACTATATTTGGATTTTCATTTCCATTTTCGTCATAAAATGTCATTCCGTTTCGATATAGCAACGAAGCGTTTTCTTGTTCTTCTTCTGTAAAGGATCCTTCTCGAGGTGGAATAAGCCAACCGCCAGCATCATATCGCTCTACATCTTGATCGTAATATAAGTAATCATAAACGCCTGGTCGACGCTCGCCTTCAAACGCCTCAATAAGTGTAGCCTTACCTGGAACAAAACTTATTCTAGTTACAAAAGCTATTGGAAAATTTGGTACATCTATTTCAAATCTATATGTTTGCCCTCTATAAAGTGTAAAAGTAGGATTAGTAGTAAAGCCATTAGGTGTAAAAACATAAGCAGAATTTTCATCTTCTTCTTTTATTTTTATATCATAGGTACTTTCAATCTCTTTTGTTTGTCCAACTACTGTAACAAGCTCAGGACCTAATGGCATCCAATAATACTCTCTAAAGTTAATAAACTTATCCCAATCAATTTGCGGACTCCAAGTATAATACTCTTGTTCATTCAACTTACTATGATCAGATATATTTCCTTTTAGAATATCAATGGTGTTAATATAATCATTATAGTCAGAATAGAAATCAACATTACCAACTCCATCTTTAATAACAGTTACTGGTTCAAATTGGTAATTCTCTCTATTTGCTGTTACATCAGCAATATAAGAATCATCACTTTTATATGCTTTGGCATTTTTTCTACCATAATATCCGTTTAACTTTTCCACTTTGCCAGGCGTTAACATCTGGTCCAAAGTAGCATTTAAAAACTTTTTATTAAAGTCTGTTCTAAAAAATCTTGGTAAGTGATTTGAAGATTCTCTTCTATAACTACCATCACCGCCTGGTAGTGACGGTTCGTTTTGCTCGTTATCTAATGCCATTAAAAATTAACCTTTATGAACTTTGAATTCCTACATTAGTGTATAATGTATTTGTAATAACCCTACCGTTAGCCTTAATTCGCTCTGCAGTAATAGCGTCAATAATATCTAAATCATCTACAGTAGCACCACTAATAAAAATCTCATTGACTTCGCAACTAATTTCTTGTAAACTACCATATGTCTGATCTGATTGCACTGGAACTACTAAAAATGTCACAACATCAGGTGCTAGCTGATTTATAACATAAGCACTTAGCTCTGAGAAATAAAATGTTTCACCAAATTCCCAATTCTCTAAACTAAAATATTGATTGATTCTATTAATAATGCGAGACTTAATATCGTTATCGTTTAGCACTAAGTCTGGATTTTTAACAATTTTAAATCTTGCTTGTAATCTTACATCTGCTTTTGATCCAAATAATACTCTATATTTTGCTGGATGATAAACTATTTCATCTGTTAATGATTTCATATTTGCTAATTCTTGTCCATAGCTAATATAAAGCTGATCAGATGACTGAGGAAGCGGTTGTCTATCTACTTCTCCAATAAGCCACTGTCTAAAATACAAATCATATGTTCTAGTTAATACATAAGTATCAATAATATTGCTAGCACTTGGGTCTATTCTCATAGAATCATCTGCTGCATGCACATAATGAAACTTTAGCTTATCTCTGCCTCTAAATGCTCTATAATCTGGCGTTACAATTAACTTTCGTAATTTAGAATTATACTTTTCAAATCTATCTTCATCAACAAAATAAATCAATTGTCCTTCAGTTAAGGTGCTTGTTATAATTCGTTCTTGTTTGTTTTGATATACAATAACGCCTAACTCTTTTTGAGGTATATACTCAAATGTCTCAACACCGTTTATAGATACACTTCTTTCTTGAAATATCCAAGTGTCTAACGGAAATTCTGTTTCAGGCACCAAATCATTAAAAATGTTTGGATTATCTACAACTCCATCATCGTCAGAATCAAAAAACGATAGTTCTATTTTTTTACTATTAATATATCCTGTAGCATCTCTATATTCTTCAGAAATTGCCCAGTGAAAATCTACTGTAAAATTTTCAGTGCTTTTAAATTTGTTATTATTACTCAAAACAGTTATTTTATCTCTAACTATTTTTCCAGTTTGGCTGTTATATACTTTATCGCTACTATCAAAGTAAAACTTTATCTCTTTATGACTCTCAAAAAGGTATCTTGCTTGGCGATATTCCATTGTATAAAGCTCTCTATTAGTTGTAAACTTTATCAACCAGCTAGCATCTAACTTTTGGCGTGAAGTATCGCCTTCTTTTCCAAGACTAAATGGATTTACTACATCCATATCATCTTCTAACACCAATGCCCATCGTTGATTAAGGTTATCATATCGCAAAGCAAATGCTTTATAAGCAAATAACTGATCGATGATTTGTATTTTCAAATCATCATTGATAATTTTTGATACATATGGACGAATCTCAGACACCAACGCACCTGAAGGAATAAAATCATTTATAACAACAGGACCTGAGCCATCATCAAAAAGATCGGTGCCTTCTTCATGCACATAAATTGCTTTTACCCATTTATAATCTGTATCACCAATATGATGTGAATGTCCTGCTTTTAAATGTCCATCTTCACCAAAATGATAACCATGCGGTGCTTTAAACTTTATATTTGCATCTGCTTTTATAAGTCTCAAAATTCCTGTTGTAAAGTCTCCTAATAACTGCTTGATTTGGTTTTGGTTTTGAAAATAACCTGTATACATATTTGTATCACTTGTTACATTTTGCCATTCAACCCCTAAATCAGTATATGGAACTTGTATAGTATTATCAAAGTAAAAATCTTTTGTTTTTTGGCTTGATAAAATTGGATTTATAACATTTAGTATAACACCTTCTACATCAGTTTTAGTTTCAAAAGAGAATTGTTGTTTAGAAGTATAATATTCTCTATATAATATTCCATCACTTCCAAACAAATTAGTCTTACTATATTTTCCTGTAGCATCAATTAAATCAAAATACCTGGATAAACCTGAGCTAATTCTATTAATACTTTTAGACTTTACAATCTCTTGGCTAATACTTAGCGGTCCAATTTGATAATCTTCTGCTGTAATAAGTCTATTTTGTGTATAATATGTCATCGGAGCTCTTTGCTTAATATTTGCACTTGTCTCTGATGTAGTTGCATTATCAACTGTATATTGAAGCTCTAATATAAGGCTCAATGTTTCTAGTTTTCCTGACTTACTGACATAATCTATAGTAATAGGTATTGATAGCATATCTCTAGGAGTAATAATCATATTCATATTTCTACTTGTACGATAATATACTCTAAAGTTACCCTTTGGAAGGTTACCAAACACACCATCACTAAACATCAAATCTACTTTATCATTAACTTTTGTAATGATTCCGTATATGTCTCTAATATTTTTAGACAAACTATTATAGATAATGTTATTACCTTCAATAGCATCTACTTTAGTCCATATGGATTTTGGTCTACCGTTAGTGTCTAATGAGTATAGCCATATATCACTATTATTAATATCCGTACTATCAATAGCTACTACTTGGTTAGCACTAGGGTTATCTATTTGAAAAGTTCCGTCTAATATAGTTCCTTGCTTGAACATACAGAAAAATCCTGTATTTGAGCTAGCAGGACCCATACCATCTACACGATAAATGAATGAAAACTTGTTTCCTGGTAAAGGATTCTCTTCTATAATCTTTATATTGTTAAAATCAGTTGGTACAACCTCAAATCTAACTGACTGTCCGTCAATATTTTTAGCAAAGTCAAATATTGGTAGCCCCGAAGTAATAGAATTGAATCTATATTTCTCTGTTAGCACTCCGTCAATTCTTTCTCTCTTGATAGATTTACCAATAACCTCGTCAGCACCAATAGCACGATTAAGCACTTTAATAAATTGCTCTCGCCAGTTTGGGTTGCTAGGATCGTTCCATACAATATTTTGATTCTGTAGATTTATATTATTTGAATCTACAAATGATTCTGTTGTATTAACTGAGATAATTTTTAGCAAACCGCTTGCTGCTATGTTGCGTTTTGGGTTGTAACTAAGCAATCTTGCTAACCTCAACACAGAATCACGCCTGTCTGCAAGCTCTAAGAAGTTCTCACGAGCATTTAAGTCAATTCTAAATGCTAAATTTTGCCCTAAGTAAGCAATCAAATCTACTAAAGCAAGATATTCTGAGCTTTCAATATAATCATTGAAGTCTTCTGGGTAGTTTTCGCGGAGGTAGTTAATCATAATCCGTCGCAAACTATCAAAATCATAATGTTGAAAGTCTGCATTGCGGTATGATTGATATATTCGTTTCCAGTCTTCTGCTAACAGCAAACGATTTTGTCTATCGGTTGATGACATCTACTTTTCCTTTTAGTGTATTTATTTGATTATAATATGCTACTATTATATTAAGCCATAGCTAAAGTTGAATTTTTATCAAAATTTAACTGCATAGTTTCGCTAATATTATAAGGCAAATATGTTAGCTCACAATATATTGTGATACCATTTTCATATTCATCTATTAAAATATTTTCAGCTATAACTCGAGGCTCACTATCAATAATATGATTTACATTACTGATAATTCTTGTTCTTGTGTCTTCTGTAAGAGGATCAAATAATAAATCCCATAAGATACAACCAAATGATGGATCAGATAACTTTTCACCTTGGCGTATATGAAAATGATTCAACAAATCTTGCTTTATAATAGCTAAATCAAATAAAACAGGACTGGTACTATCAACATCTACAGTGCTGACGCCTTTATATACTTTAGTTCCTGGTTGAAACTCACGTCTAGTTGTATTATTCTTTACTACAATCTCTTTGTATAATCGTTTTTCTTTAAATTCTCTATTTGCCATATCAATAAGTAGCTGATGAAGCTCCTCCTTTTCTAAATGTATCCGGTGTCAGCTTATATGGTATTTCTTCTTGCTCATATTGCTTGCTAAACTCACAAGAATCTGCTATACTCTTAGTTGAATCGGTTTTATCTGGTTTGAACTTGAGTGGTTCAAGGTTTTCGTGACTCTGCCATGGTTCGTGTAACGGAATCCGTATAGGAATGAACGGAAAGTGTGTGCATTCTGGCAATATTGCGGGTTCTGCTGGGGTTGCGTCTTCTGCTATCGTGCCTATTGACGCACTTGCTGCCCCAACGCCAAACTGCTGTATATTACTCATATAATTTGTTGAAGCAAATATATGATTTTGTGCTGACGACATTCTATTTTGACTGTTTGCTTTCAAATGATTCACAGAAGTTGCTGTTAAATAATTTTGCTGAGAATACATTGTAGCAGATACCGATGCGTATATCCTCATATGCTGATTTGTTTTCAAATGCATATTTTGTTTAGAATGCTGATGGAATGTCTTATCTGATAACTGATGGAACACCCCTTTTGTCTTATGGTAAGTATCTTCATCAGATAATTGGTGTATATTGCGTTTGGCATATAGATAAAAGTCTCTATCTAGTGTAACATGCCCATCTTGCGACACTTCTAATTTGAAATCGCCCTTCTTTGGGTGTGTTCCTACTTTCCAATACACATCTCTGGTTACATCTATGTATAAATTGTCCCCAGGTTGTGCTGTATCTGATAAATCTTCAAATGTACGGTGCTTTCTGTCCCCGTATGTTGGACTTTTTGGATCTTCATCTTCTAATGCTAGCTTATCACGCTCTCCTGGTGCTTTTTTTGTTTCCGCTGTGCCCACTCTCCAGTGTGATGCGTTGCCAGACTCCATTCTAAGTTGCTCGTGTGCTTTGATATTGATATTTCCAGAGGCTTCTATGTTGATATCCCGCTTGGCACGCAGGTTGAAGTCCATTTCTGTATGTACGCTAACACTATCGTAAGAATAGACGTCTATCTTGCCATTATTTGTTAGTTCTATCCAAGCCGTGCCCCTAGCATTTATAATATAGATGAAATCCTCGGTGTTATGCATCAATATTTGATGTCCAGTGCGTGTTCTTAGCCTAACTAGCTCATTATGTGGCTTTGTAGGCTCGCCTTTTTCCTTTTTTTCTATCAACTTGTAGTCAGGTGGCTCTCGATGTGGTAATTTCTCACGCTGAATCATTGAATCACCATCATCCATCACAAAACTTGTTCCTCCAAGCCTATTGAATGGTAATTCAGACAATCCTTCTGCTGAAGAGTATGGCGCTTTTGGTTTTCCAGGGCGTCTATCTACTGGTCCTGGCGTGCTCCAACCAAATACCATACTAGGTACTTCTCGTCTAGCAGAGCTACTAACTAATCCTCTTGTTTGATCTACTTTTCCTTCTAAATGCTTTACTAACCCTTGCCTTTCGAGAATAGCTATTTGTTCTAAGTCTGCTTCTTTGATATATTGTGTTGGGTCGTTGCCTGTACCACGCTCTAAATCTTTATTATACTCTGCTACTGGTACTTGTTTCCCATTATATGCTCCGCCTCGACTGTAATCTGTTGCTGCATTACCTGGCATCATAAAATTCATAAACTTATCAGAGACACACCCTATCCAAAACCCAAAGCCATAGTTGTTTTCAGCCATTATAACAAGAACTTTGACTCCTACATCTGGTGGAACAGCCCAAAACCCATAACTTTTTTGTGTAAAGTCAAATCCAGGTTGTTCTTTCACTCCTTCTCTAGGTGTCTGCCCCATAAATGGACTAACATATGTACAAGGAATAAAATAACCACTATTCTCATATTCTGCACCAGTATCTGAGATATGAAGTATCTCAACTTCTATTGCACCCATGTATTCTGGATCTAAATGATTTGTGATTCTACCTATATAAGGGCCAACCCCTTGCATCCAATCAGGTTTTTTACCTCTTTTTTGCCTATTCTGCGTTGCCATATCTTAATACAATCCTAAATAGTCTTCTGCGTAATAAATTTCTTGAAATCCGTTTGTTTTTATAGCTTTTTCTTCTGGTGGTGCCGGTGGTGCTGACTCATTATCAATGCCAGCCTGCATTGGACGACGCACTAATTGAAGTGTTTGTGTAAATTCGCCATTTGAAAAGTTATTTGTTACTGTTGTTACATGATAAACACCGCTATAGGCTGTAACCTCATAGCCATTATCAAATGACATATAGCCTTGCTTATCGCCTTCTCCAGCACCAGCATATCCATAATCAATAGGAGATTTGAACGTAACCATTACATCAACTTCACCATTATGTATATACATCGTGCCATCACTTGATAGATTTATGTATTCTGTAGGTGATGATTTATAATTTCCAGTTCCAGAGTCCATTAAAAAGTATGGATCACCTTGTATTTCCATTTCTAGCATAATAAGATCGGTTGCACTGCTCAAAAAGATATCATTCATATTGCGAGCAGCCACTGATTTTTCATTCTCGTGGTGTCCTCCTCCTTGATTACCCGTGGTATTTTTGTGAATTGTTTGCGTAGAGCGCTGTCCAACATTAGATGTCACGCCTTTACCTTTAGTTTGAACAATATTTGTAGGCTTTGATTGTTTTCCTCTTGAATCGCTCATCTTTGTTCTCGATCCATGCTTTCCAAGATGCGTATTATTCAAAGCTACATAAAATGCACTATCAATGTTAATACTAAAATTTCTTATAGAATCATTTTTTCCTGTATACATATAGTTGTATTCTTTTACACATTGATTCTTTAAAGTTGTCAAATCAACAATATTTGACACTGGAGTAAACCTACTACTATGTGTTTTGAATGGTAAAACCTTATATATGTAAATATAAGCACTTCTGCCCTCAGCTTCTTCTTTTCCTTTTCCAGAAATAGCAAATAAGTTTGTCTCAATTCTAAACCAATCAATCATACCATTAGAATCTGGTGTCTGTTCCATCAACATTCTACCATAATCACTCATTATGATCAATTCTTCAATCATATCTTCAATAGTTGTTCCTGATTTAAATGTAAATTCTCCTACATTATCTTGTATCTTTATATATTTTCTATCAAAAATACCATCTCTATTCAAATTAAGCTCTGCTAATATCGGTGCCATAAAAGGATGTTTAACTTGATCTTGTGGATTTTCAACTATTTTTGCTTCACCTATTTTATTAGTATTAGCTTTTGAGTCAGCATATTTCCTTGCCGCTTCTCCATCATTACTTCTTTTTATTGATATTGCTACATCTTTTTTGAGCATATCTTTGAACGTCTTTTCTTTTATATTTGTATCTTGAAAAGAAGCCCACAATCTATCTTCTTCTTCGCCACTTGGTGATCTTGCATCTACAGTAGCCACCCCACCAGCTGATGATTGTTGAAAATAATTTGTTGTAGCAGCACTCTGTGTCGCACCTGCTGATGATTTAATTTGACTTACCACATCTTCTTCGTGCGATTTTGGAAAAACAATAATATATTCATCTGCTACATACTCTGGATTGACTTTTCTTTTACCTTGTTCTACACCATTAAAGGCATTTGCTATTGAATATAACCCTGATTGACAACATTCTTTTACAGTTCTGCCAGATATTTTAGCATTTGTGGGCAAAGACTCAACACTATTCAATGTTGCCTGTTCATTCCAAGGATATGCCGACACTTTGTATTTAGATCCGCTTTCATCTACTGTAAAAGTAACATTTGATAGCTTAATAGGTATAGTTCTTCTCAATGATTTTTTGGTAGCAGCATCCATTGGGGATTTTCCGTCATCGTCCCAGCCAACAAAATCAATCATAAGCAAAAATGGTGCTGTTAAGTGGTTTTTATGACCTGCATTTTTTGATGCCTTCATTATTGCTTGAATAAATGTTCCTAAACCATAGGGTTCTACTACATCAAACTCAATATTAGTGGCATTTGTATGCCTAGTTGCCTCAGTTGCTGAGATTATTGACTCAACTGACAGATTATCTATAAAATATTCTAATTTTCCATCCCAGGCATTGCTTCCAACTATTCCAGGAGTGTTCTCAATACCTCCTCCTGATCTTAATATAATATTTTTAGGCACTATTTTTCGATATGTTCCACTAGGATCGTTAACTTCGTCTGTTGTTAATACTGCTAAAGTTATAATATAGTTAAAACTAGCAAATATATCTAAAGGATTTGGTATAGGCAGCGATTTATTTTGATTATAATCTACTGCTTTTGGTGTTGCACTAACTGGTGTTACTGGTTTTACAGGTGAAGACGAAATATCTTTTGGAACTGCCGGATTAAATGTTGTAGACGTTGGTAATTCGGGAACCTTTGGAATTATTTTACTTACATTTGGTGCTAGCTCTTCTACAGAAGGAATTTTTGGGACAACATCTTTAGCTAACTCTTCTGCAGATAATCCAGTACTCTGTACCTCTCCATATTCGGTTGAATAACCTATAATCTCATCATCTTTTTTAGAAAAGTAATTTTTGGTGGCTTTTACTCCATCCATTAACCAGTCAAGAGCCATATATTATAATCCTAATGCTTTTTTAAGTTCATTTGCTTGCGGAATTCGTATTTCTACCCCTGCTTCAATATCATATACAGGATCTCGAATAAGATCCATATTTCTTTGTGCAAATACCCACCACAAACGGTGATCGCTGTATAAATCATAAGCTAATAAGTCAGGCCTATGCGTATATTTTTCTTCTATTACATATAATGGGTCACTATCCATTGCCGGAATAGGACGAACAGTCAAAATATCTAAATATGTGTCTTTAATTGTCCTAGTATTATACCAAGGATTGCTTATTGGGCCTGACATTACAAGAATTCTCCAGTATTAACATAATCACCGCGTATAAAGCTATCCAACGAGAAGGTTTTAATCTTTTGACGACTGTTTATTATGTCTAATGTTAGGTTTATATTACTTTTAACTGGTACATAAGTGCCTTGTGCATCGCCTGCAAAGTCTTTTATAAACATATAATCAACTTCTGTTGGTAAAGGTATAGTTACATTACTAACAACTACTGATAAACCATTCCATATATGGGCTCCGTATCCAAATAGCTTCAATATTGGGGGAGGAGCGCCATCTGGCACTACAGCATTAGACCCATATGCCATTTTCCCAGCTGACAATAAGAAATGTTTTGCTGCTAACCAGTATTTTCCTTCATCAACTGTTTCAACAGTGAACTCAGCATCCAATGTAATCTTTGATGGAGCACTATTTTGGTATGCTTTGAATGTATAGTTACTATGAGTAGGATGAAAATCTGAATAAGCTGATTCATACGCAATAGCTGTCATTGGTGCATAAGGAAATACCAACGCACCATCTGTTTCAATTAATGGTTTGAATATCTCTCCGCCTAATCTTTTGAATTCATCGGGTAACATTATCTTTACACGCCAGTCTGGCACTCCTTGTGACGCAAACTGTGCTCCTGCTCCAGTACTCCCAGCAGGGCTGTTATTTCCCTTGCCTCCAAAGATACCTCCAAGCCCAATTGACTCTGCTGCGCCTGAAAGAGCGCCACCTATTGCTGTTTTACCCTTAGATACCATTCCTCCTAGGGAAAATCCCCCGTCAGAATCTGCTGAACCTTGGAGTGCTCCTTCAGCTCCACTGATTCCACCCATAATAGTGCTTTTTGCATCGCCAAATGCTGCCCCTAGATTGATTTGCGGGACTTCAGGCATGCTGCTAAAGGGTCCTGCCATTATTTTCTCCTTATATACATTATTTAGTTGACTTTTTCTTGGGGATATGCTATCATTATAAATATATATGGAGCATTTTATGAAAAAAACCAACTATTTGAATAACAAAGATATATTAGCAGAGATCCACAAGTCAAAAACCACATACTGTAGCTTTACATTGCCTGAGTATCATCAATATGATGCTATTATCCCACTAGAAGGGGATATATCAGAGGAAATTGTAGCTGAAGGTATGAAGGCAAGAGCCAAAAGGCTTGCGATCCCTGAGGATACTATCGAAAAGACTGACTTAGTGTTCAGACTTATGACATATGATCACATTCCTAATGAGCCAGGGCGTAAAAAGAACCCTAAAACCATTGCGGATCATAAAGTAAAGCTGAACTTCCCACCATTCCAACATTGGAAGTATGATGAGGATGGTAATTTTGTATGTGTAGGCAAGTCTCACTGGGATGGTGACTTGGATACTGGCACATTTAGCTTGATTCACGGTTTTACAACTGACAAACTAGCTATTATGTGGATGAAATTGTGTGATAGGTATGGTACCAAGGGCAATGTCCGTGGATATACATACAATGATGAGATGAAAGGGCAGGCTATCCTGCAATTAGCCCAGATTGGACTACAATTTGACGAGTCTAAGTCATCTAACCCGTTCGCATACTACACGGCAGCAGTTACTAACTCGTTTGTACGCATTATCAACATTGAAAAGAAGAATCAATCCATCAGAGACGACATTCTTGAGATGAATAATATGAATCCTAGCTATACCCGACAGGCTGAAGGGGAGTGGGCTATGGGTTTGAAGCGAGAACAGGAGTTCCAAGAGCAATCATCAACCTCATACTGAGTATATATGTTTAAAAAAGCCGCAGTCTTCACCGACATTCACTTCGGACTGAAGTCTAACTCGCGAACTCACAACCAAGATTGCGAAGATTTCGTAGATTGGTTTATAGAACAAGCTCAAAAACACGAATGTGACGCTGGAATCTTCTGTGGAGACTGGCATCACAATAGAAATAGCCTAAACCTTACTACAATGGGCGCTACATTGCGCTCATTAGAGAAATTAGGCGCTGCTTTTGAGAATTTCTACATATTTACGGGCAATCATGACTTATATTACAAGGATAAGCGTGATATTGCATCAACTGAGTTCGCTAGACACATAGAAGGCGTCACTCTCATCAACGAATACACTGAATACGACGGTATTGCTATGGTTCCGTGGCTTGTACAGGACGAATGGCGCAAAATACCCGAGTCAGATGCTAGTTTGATGTTCGGACACTTTGAATTACCATCATTTTATATGAATGCCATGGTGAAAATGCCCGAGCATGGGGATTTGAGAAGCGAACACTTCAAGAATCAGGACTATGTGTTCTCTGGACACTTCCATAAGCGCCAGAAGCAGGGTAAGATCCATTATATAGGTAATGCCTTCCCACATAACTATGCGGATGCGGGTGATGAAGCCCGTGGTATGGTTATTATTGATAGGGATAAGGGCGGTAAGCCCAAGTATATCAACTGGAAGGACTGTCCAAGGTATCGTAACACTACATTATCCAAGCTATTAGACCCTGAGAGCAATGTAGCAGGGCCTAAAACCTACTGTAGGGTTACTATTGACTTGCCTATATCGTTTGAAGAGGCGCAATTCATCAAAGAAACCTATATATCCCAGTTTGGATGTAGGGAGATTGTGCTTATACCGCAAAAACAGATAGAAGAAATTACTACAGAGCTGGATATTAGTGCTTTTGAGTCCGTTGACGAGATAGTAGCTAAGGAAATTGAAGCTATAGACAGTGATAACTTCGATAAGGCTCTATTACTAAACATCTATCGAGATTTATAATATGTCTATTACTATAAAAGACATGACAGTGAAGAACTTTATGTCTGTGGGCAATGTATCCCAAGGTGCGAAGTTCAATGAACAAAAACTAACCCTTGTACTAGGTGAAAACTTGGATCAAGGAGGTGATGATACTGGTTCTCGCAACGGAACTGGTAAAACAACCATCATTAATGCCCTTAGTTACGCATTATACGGGCAAGCACTTACTAATATCAAGCGAAACAACTTGATAAACAAGACAAATGGTAAGAATATGCTTGTTACACTGCGATTCGTCAAAGATAACACTGAATATCGTATTGAAAGGGGCAGAGCACCCAACATATTGCGCTTCTATATCAATGATCAGGAGCAGGAACTACTAGATGAGTCCCAAGGGGATAGTAGAAAGACTCAAGAGACCATAAATGAGCTGTTAGGTATGAGTCATGACATGTTCAAACACGTTGTAGCACTCAATACCTATACAGAACCGTTCCTAAACCTTAGGCAGATGGATCAGAGAGCTATTATTGAGCAATTATTAGGTATAACACTGCTATCAGAGAAGGCTGTGGCTCTCAAAGAGCAGGTTAGATACACCAAAGACGCTATAACAGAGGAAGAAGCTACTATAAAGGCTAAACAAACAGCAAATGAAGCTATTGAAGCCAGCATACATAGCCTAACTATAAAGCAATCTGCTTGGAATACATCTAAAAAGGAGCGTATCAAGACTCTAAAGAAGAATATAAAGGAATTAGAGCAGGTTGATATTGATTTAGAGCTTGAAAAGCACGAAAAGCTACAGCAATGGACGGAAAAGAGCTCTCAGATTGATAATTTACGCAAAGAGCTTGCTACATTAGAGGCAGCAGAGAACAGAGCACAGAAGGCAGCACATAAAGCTCTAGAAGAATACAATAGAGCTGAGAATACCGAGTGTTATGTTTGTGGACAACCCTTAAAGAAAGGGCAACATGCTGAGATACTCAAGAAAAAGCTGAAAGAGTTGAAGGATGCTGACAAATACCTCGATGAGGTAGCAAAAAAGACTCATGATACTCGCATGGGACTAGGTGAGATAGGTGATATCAATGGTAGGCCTGAGACATTCTATGAGGATATTAAGGAAGCATACGAGCATATGAACAATCTCAACCAGTTACAGCAAGCAGTAGAGCGTGAGCAGGGTGAAACTGATCCATATACGGAACAGATTGACGAATTGCGGGCTACTGCCATCCAAGAAATTAGTTGGGACAACATCAATCAGCTAAATGCATATAAAGAACATCAAGAGTTCTTGCTAAAACTGCTTACAAGCAAAGATTCTTTCATTAGAAAGAAGATTATTGAGCAAAACCTTGCTTATTTGAATAATAGACTTACATATTACTTAGATAAACTAGGTTTACCCCATCAGGTATTGTTTTTGAACGACTTATCTGTTGAAATTACCCAGCTTGGGCAGGATTTAGACTTTGATAACTTGAGTAGAGGTGAAAGAAACAGGTTGATACTTGGTTTATCCTTTGCTTTCCGTGATGTATGGGAGTCATTGTATCAGAATATCAACTTATTGTTTATTGACGAGCTTATTGACTCTGGTATGGACACTGCTGGTGTTGAAAACTCCCTTGCTGTCATCAAAAAGATGGGTAGAGATAGGAAAAAGAATGTATTCCTCATCTCACACAAGGATGAACTAGTAGGACGTGTCAATAATGTACTAAAAGTTGTCAAAGAGAATGGATTTACATCGTTTGAGAATGATTTTTCAACCGAATGATAACCTATCCATTATATACTACTATAAATAATCGTATGAAAGAGTCTGATACACACGATGAGATACTGATGTCACTAGCTAACTACATCCATTGGCTGAGGGAGTGGGAAAGAAAACCTTCTATGGCTAATGGACTATCAGCTTTGAGGTATCTTAGGCGTATTCGGACTCTAGGTAAGGTTAGAATTAAAGAACTACAAGTTGAAATGCGAGAAACGCTAGAAGAAAAACGAGAAAGATTTGCCAAGCAAAAGCAAAACAAAGGGAAAGACGTTTGAACGTGAGGTAGCTAACTACCTAAGCGAGATATATAACGATTCCTTCACCAGGGTTCCTGATTCTGGTGCATTTACTGGAGGTAAAAACGCATTTAGACGTGAAAAACTCACGGAAGGACAAGTGCGAGCACACAAAGGTGACATTATACCCCCAGATGATTGGAAATACTTCAATGTTGAATGCAAAAACTATGCAGACTTCCCATTTCATCACTTATTATCACTAGGCCCAATACCAATCCTTGAGGATTGGATCTCACAAACACTACAGGCAGCTGATCCAGGCGATTGTAACACACTTATCTTCAGAATAACCCGCAAAGGCACATTCATAGCTACACAATTACCAAACAATTTTATAGTTAACAGGCATCTAGACTACACTGATAAGGCACAAAACGTTTGGCGGATCTCAAATATGATAGATTTCTTTGAGAATAATGCCGAATCTTTCGCTAAACGTAACAAGGCTATATAATTGCTCTAATGTTTGATCGAGGAACCTCGATCCGTCTTGAGAGCTAGGTTTATACATCTAGTTCGGATCTGACGTGAGCACACTCTAGTCCCAAAAACCCTAACAACGGAACGAGGTTGGGGGTAACATAGCAGAATGTTGGGAAATATGCTGCTATGTGATGTTGGTGCAGGTAGGGGAGAGGCCAAAGCCCCGGGGACTGAGAGAAAACACCTGCTTCTATTGCCTCGGCGGCGATACTCACAGGAAGATTCCTGGCTTCGAGTAAATGGAACCTGCGGACAGGTTCCACCTGACGACTTAATCTACAGGAATATCTTCTCCAAGTACAGTTATTAACAGGTTTATAAATGTATAAAAGGAAAGAAAGCGTAGCGAAATTGGATACAGATATTGAATGAGCGTAAGCGAAATGAAAATATCTTTAGACAAGATGGGCTAGCCCCATCTGAACGAGCTAGTATACCACTACATAACTCATCGTTGCGATTATAGTAGTGGCATACCAGTTTTATTGACTAATTCTATATTTTCTTTTATAATATCGTTAAGGATCATCCTATCTTCTGCTGAATAATCCCAAAATAATTCACGAGCAGTTACTCCTCCACGCATATACCAACATATCTTAAAGACATTATACTTTATCTCTTTGGCTTCTGCTTCCATTTTTTTGGACAGCTCTAATATTTCAGAGCTCGAGAGGGGAATTACTTGTTGACGAAAAAAGCTGAGTTATCTAGTCCTATATTAGTAGTTTGTTCGTGTGAGCATTCAGTGCAAGTAACAGCCTGTTCGGGTATCTGCCACCTCTCTTTTTCACCATCGATAGCTTCTTTTACTTTTGTATAAAAATGTGACTCACTATTATTAATAAATTCAATAATCTCTGATTGATTTGATATAATATCTTCATCGACTGTAATAGATTCAATTTGATTTTGTATATTATTTGCTTGTAGCTTGCCAAATAACCTATAAAACTCTTCTAGATACTTAAATCTCTCAATGTCATCATCCTTTGTGTGTTGATTTATAGATTTTTGTAACCGATATGCTTCAATCTGTAGGTCGGTGCCTTCTTTATATGTCAAAGGACGCAAATTGAATGTCAAAGGATCAACAAATACATTAGAATTGTATGTCAATTTGCTATAATAGTCTAAGGCTGACAATAAATTGAAATCTATTTCTTGAGTTGCCTTACATTTTTGACAAACAAACGACAACCCTAACGCCTCTCCAAATGTAGCAATTCTAATACCAATTAAAACTGTATCCATATCAATTTGTGATAGCTTCCATGGGTCTTTTATGGCAGGAATACACGATTTGATAACTGCTACAGTAGCTTCTCCAGTAAAAAGTGCATCTGGATTTTTGAACATGATCTCATCCATGGCGTTCATACCAAAGACTGGTATGTTTCCAATATCGCCATCAATAAAGTCATTGGTGTAGAACTTTCCGCCAGACGGAAGCCCAATGTATACCTTTGGCTGTCTATAAAATTTTGTTAATTTACCACTAAAAGGGGCAATGTTTTGCATTATTAATCTCCATAATACTGTAGTTTTATTTATCACCAAAAATCTGCCGTATATTTTGATTAGGTTTTGATTGCTAAATATAGCTATAAAGTTATAGGAATATTATGGGAAGAAATGTTACCATTAAGCTATCATCACAAAATAAAGACTCTGGAAATCTTGATGGTGCTATATTTGAGAATGCTGCTACTAACGAAATGATATCAAAACTTGCGCCGCATATGTCGCAAGCTGCAGAAGCTATCAAAGATGTTGGCGAGAGTGTTGATAAGAATACTCAAGCTACAAAAGACGCTAATAAATCATGGTTTGATTTCTCAGATATGTCTGAGGGTGCTTCCGAAATAATGTCAAATGTCGCCGGGTTAGCAGGCGATGTATATAAGCAAACAGCAGATGTTCAATCAACTTATAATAGATTAGAGGGTATTATTATAGGTGTATCTAAAGCAACTGGTGGGTTATTATCTAAAGTTCCGTATTTAGGTAAGGCTGCTAGTGGTTTTACGTCAGTGATGAAATTTGCTAGTGGAGTTTTTAAAGGTGGGCTAAAAGAAGTAGTAGATTATACTAAAGTTTTAGATGAAATGTCTCAAACTGGATTGTCATTTACTGGAGATTTGTTTGTATTAAAAAATGCTGCGGCTTCAACTGGATTAGAGATACGAGAATTTCAAGGAGTTATAGGCGGTGTTGGCGAATCCCTCGCTGGCGTTGGCGGAACTATGTCTCAAAGTGCCTTAATGGTTTCTGAATTTGCAAAAGATTTTAAATTTCAGAATGAACAAGGGTTTGAAAGCCTTCGTCGCATGGGAATGGGTTATGAAGAAATAACCGAAGTATTAGCAAAACAAATGACTATGAATAGAATGGCTAACTTTGAGGATGAGGCTGTTAGACAAAAGCAAATGGAATCTGCTGTATTGCTTGCTACTGAAATGGACGTTATGTCTAAACTTACTGGTAAATCTAGAAAAGAATTACAAGATGAAGTTAATACAGCAAATATGTCCAAACAAACTCAAATGCAAATTATGAGGCAACAAGCATTGGGTAATGAAGAAGTTGCTGAATCGGTTAGGCTAGCAAAACTTGCAGCTGCAGGGTATGGTGATGGAGCTAAACTAGCAATGGAAGAAATTATTGCGTGGGGCAATGTTGTAACTCCTGCCGCTAGACAGTTTATGAATGCTGCTGGTCCTGCTGCTGATGAAATTTTGCGATTAGGGCAGGCAGCTAAAGCAGGAGAAGATGTAGGTGAAGAACTCCAAGCACTAGAAGGTGCAATGGCAGAACGATTGAGTGACACTGGCGCAATGGCTGCTGGAACATTAGCTGGTATGAATGACACAGGCGATGCGTATGCTGATTTATTTCTAAGCTCAATGGGCAAGCTCAATATGGAAACAATGCGAAGATCAAAGCTAGAAGAAAATCATGGCAAGTCTATGGCTCAAATTAGAGAAGAGATTGAGCAAGAAGCTAGAGATGAATTAGCGGCACAAAAAGCTGAAGCAGAAACTCCAGGGCAAGCATTAAACAATACAATAAAGCAAACTAATGACATGCTTAAAACTGCAGGAACTGGTTTCAATACCTTTTTATTAGGCCCTAACGGATTTGTACAAGGATCTGCTGCTGCCACAGGAGCTATCAACAAGTTTGGAAATAGTGTTGGAGAGCTAGGCGACTGGATGTCAGAAAAAATGAGATCAGAAGTAACCGAAAAAATTGGCAGTATGGATACTATGATTGGTGAAGCAGAAGACAAATTCGATCAAAAAGTAGAAATTGAAAAGAGAACTAGATATAATACCTCCCCACAAGGAAATGATCCAACACAATCTGGACATCAATTAACTTCTTATGCTGAAAGTCCAGAACTTAAGCTTCGACAGACTGAAGCTCAAATGGTAATGCAACAAGCTGAGACTGAAAAGAAAATAGAAGAGTTAACAGCCAATATACAGAAATTAGGATCAGGATCGTTGTTTGAAAATAATGATTTTGATGTATTAGCACATACTCTAACAGAACTAAAAGATAGTGAAGAAGAGTTACTAGTAGAATTATATCCAAAAATAAAAGCATTAGGCAATACACCTGAAGAATTAGCAGCAACACTAAAAGCAAACCAAAAAGATTCTGAAACTATGGCTCATGCATTGCTTACAGAGCTTGGTGTAAAAAGCGATGTAATGGAAGGTGTAATTCAAGGAGTTGAGGAAAGAATTGGTGCTGGTAGAGAATCTAACGAAGACAGAAATATATTTGGAAAAACTTGGGATAAACTATTTGGCGATGAAGGCTCAATTCCAAAAATGCAAACTGAATCAATCAATGCTATGAACATGGCTTCAACAAACTTGGGCACATTTAGTAATGAGATAAAAACATCAACAACTACTGCTGCCACTGCTATGAATATAGCTTCAACAAACTTGGGCACATTTAGTAATGAGATAAAGACGTCAACAACTACTGCTGCCACTGCTATGAATACAGCCTCAGCAAGTATGAATGCTTTGACTAGCAATATTCAAACTACAACTATAAATCGCCCAGTACCAACACTTCCTGAGATACAAGCCTCACAAAAGGAAAATGTAGAAGCAGCATTTAACAAAACGTATGATGCGTTTCAAAATGAGAACACACAAGATGAGACTACTCAAAAAGCAAATAATGATATGACCCAAGCTATAAATACACTAACAGAAAAAGTCGATGCTTCTAATAAACTATTACAAGAACAAACAAGTATATTAAAATTCAGTGCCGGTGAGGCATATCAACAAACAAATATAGCAAGAACGGCTACTAGACATAGAGGTAGTTTAGAGGTTATTGGCTAACAAAGGAATATAAATGTCGTGGAAAAAGTATTTTACACAAGCTAATACATCTGTACAAGGAGGAGGCGTAGGAGCAAGCCCAATAGACGGGTCAATGTCCTCAACACGTCCTGGTCCAGCAAAAACAAATTATTCATCGTTTTTGCCAGATGTATATACAGGAGCACCAAATCGTATTGATAGATACCAACAATATGATACCATGGATTTGGATTCAGAAGTAAATGCTGCTCTAGACATTTTAGCAGAATTTTGTACTCAAAAAAATCCTATCAATGACACTAACTTTGAATTTAAGTTTTATAAAAATGCTACAAATTCAGAGATACAAATTTTAGGGCAATATCTAAAAACATGGTGCAAACTAAACGATTTTGAAAATCGTATGTTTAGGATTTTTAGGAATACATTCAAATATGGTGACTCTTTCTTTATGCGGGATCCAGAAGAGAAAAAGTTGTTCTATGTAGATCCGTCCAATGTTGTTCGGATTATAGTCAATGAATCTGAAGGAAAAATACCACAGCAGTACATAGTAAAAGACGTTAATTTCAATTTCAAAAATCTAGTAGCTACTGCACCAATACAAACGGCAAAAGGGCCGGGTGCATCGAATCCGATTAACGCCACAACTAAGACTGGCGGTACACCAGCACAGACACAAGGATCACCATACACAACAGCACAAGAAGAAACTCCAGTGTCTAGTAACCATATGGTTCACGTTTCGCTGTCTGAAGGGCTTGACGCAAACTATCCGTTTGGTTCCTCACTATTAGAGCCAATATTCAAAGTATATAAGCAAAAAGAATTACTTGAGGATGCTATCCTCATTTATAGAGTTCAACGAGCGCCGGAGCGTAGGGTGTTTTACGTTGATGTTGGTAACATGCCATCCCACTTAGCGATGCAATTTGTAGAGCGTGTAAAGACAGAAATACACCAAAGACGCATTCCATCCAAGTCAGGCGGCAGTACAAATGTTATTGACAGCAGTTATAATCCGTTGTCAATCAACGAGGATTACTTCTTCCCTCAAACTGCTGAGGGAAGAGGCTCTAAAGTAGAAACACTACCAGGCGGAACTAACCTAGGCGAGATTGATGACTTACGATATTTTACAAATAAATTAGTAAGAGGATTGAGAATTCCTTCGTCATATTTGCCTACTGGAGCAGAAGATGCTACAGCAAACTATAATGATGGGCGTGTAGGTACAGCATTTATTCAAGAGCTACGATTCAATAACTATTGCGAAAGACTACAAAATTTAATGGTAGTACAATTCGATCAAGAGTTCAAACGCTACCTACTAGAAAAAGGTGTTAACATTGACACATCAATGTTTGATATAAAGTTTATGCCACCAAAGAACTTTGCCGCTTATCGTCAATCAGAATTGGACAATCAACGCATTTCTTCTTTCTCAGCCGTACAGCAAATACCATTTATTGCTAATAGGTTTGCGCTAAAGAGATTCCTCGGACTATCTGAGGAGGACATGGCTGAAAATGAACGGCTATGGCGTGAGGAGAACGACGAAGAATTGGATAAGAAGACTGGAGATGCAGCAGGCGAGATGAGGGGGGCTGGAATATCCGGCGCCGGTATTTCCTCTGATGTAGCTGGAGCAGAAGACACGGCTGATTTAGATAATATGGAAGATGGAGGAGATGCTGGAGCTGTGGATAGCGCCGCTGGCGATGACGCAATGGGTGGCGGAGGAGATCCAGGAGCAGCAGCAGAGATGGGTATGGGCCCACCGCCAGCATAAATACATATATGATACTAAAAGAAATTTTTTACTACGAAAAAGAATCAGATATGAATTTTCACGACGACGATCAGTACGAGCCGGAGTATGATGATTCTATCGTAGATTTAGACGACACAAGAAAAACAAGACTCACATTGAAGCAAATCAATCGTGCTCGCAAAGCTGCGGAATTACACGATAGAGAGAAAGCAAATGAGATTGAATTTGTACGACAGATGTATGGCATGGCTGCAATCGCTGCCGCTCAAGGTGAAGGCGGAATGTAATGCGCCATGAAAGTAGATAAAAGTCTCTACACAAAACAACAATGGCAAGTTATACGCAACGAACGCAGAGCTAAAAAACTCAAAACAAAAATTGACACCAACCCAGCCTTTGTATTAGGCAACGGCACTTCACGCAAACCAATCAATTTAGAAACACTACAGAAAAAAGGAATGACATACGGATGTAACGCTCTGTATAGAGAATATTCTCCTGACTATTTGATATGTGTTGATCCTAGAATGGTTCATGAAGTAAATCGTGCTGGATATCAAAATAGTCATACAGTTTGGACCAACTACAATATATCTTATAAAAATTACAAAAACTTTAACTATTTTGATCCTATGAAAGGCTGGAGTTCAGGACCATCTGCTTTGTGGTTAGCTTCTACGCAAGGGCACAACACAATTTATATATTAGGATTTGACTACAAAGGATTGAACGGGCAAGACATTGTAAATAACATTTACGCTGACACACCTAACTATAAATGCTCGCATGAGGCAGCAACTTTTTACGGAAATTGGCTGAGACAAACACAATCTGTTATCAGAGAATTTAAAAATACTCAATATTTTCGAGTTATAGCAAAGGATAACTTCCAACCAAAAGAGCTAAATACTTTTACAAATTTCCACACTATACTGATTGAAGATTTTCAATCAGCATTCCAAATAATATGAGTTACGCCAAAACGGCGATTTTATGCGTGTATCTATACTGTTTTCTCCGAATGATGTAAATAAAACTATATGTTATGACAGCCTTATCATATAGTTTATAGGAGAAATAAATGGCACAACAGCAAAGACGACGGCAACGTACCAACGAAGCCCTCAAGAGAGTACCAGGAAGCAAAGGCGGACCGGTAACTTCTAACAGAACTGGCGAAGATCCATATGGAGAAAGAAAAGTAGCTACAAAGAAACCTAGTAAAACTAGAGCTCATGGAGCAGATCCACACGCAGAGGAAAAAGTATCTACAAAAGAAGCTGCAGATCCATATGCAGAAAGAAAAGTAGCTACAAAGAAACCTAGTAAAACTAGAGCTCATGGAGCAGATCCACACGCAGAAAGAAAAGTAGCTACAAAGAAACCTAGTAAAACTAGAGCTCATGGAGCAGATCCACACGCAGAGGAAAAAGTATCTACAAAAGAATCTGCAGATAAATTCCAAAGAATGCTTGAGTACCTTGTAAATGAGGATCGCGCAAAAGCAGAAGATTTATTCCACGAAATTGTAGTAGCTAAGTCACGCTCAATTTACGAGAATCTTCTCGAAGACGAAGAAGTTGACGAGGATGATGAAGAAGTTGACGAAGATGACGAGATTGACGAAGACGACGAGGACCTCGACGAGGACGACGAGCTTGACGAATGGGACGAGCTTGACGAATACGAAACAACCCCATACCAAGATGCCAATGACAACGATCAAGATTATCAGTCTGGACACGAAGGTTCAACACCAGGTGGCGTAGATTATAGCTGGACTGGCGGACAAGGTACAAATGAAGTCCAATTTGGAGATCATGGTACATCAGTTAGCATTCCAACAGAAGACGGTGAGTTTGGCGAGGCAACAGCGGACAATCCAGAAGTTGCTGCAATCTTCTCACAACACCTTGCTGGTGTAGGCGCTGATGATGACGCAATTGAAGCTATTGAAGCAGCAATTGATGAAGTAGATCAAAGTGTTGATTTAGCATCTGATAATGAAGGCATGTATGACGAAGCCGACGACGATTTGGAAATGGGCGGAGATCCAGAAGGTGATTTGTCTATGGACATGGGCGACGACGACATGGATGACATGGATGCTGGTGACGAAGGCGGCGAAGTGACACAAGATCAGATTGCTGACTTGGAAGCAGAACTTGCAGACTTGAAAGCTGAATTTGAAGAACTAATGGCAGACGGCGAAGGCGGCGACGATGACATGGATGACATGGGCGACGACGATATGGGAGACGACGACATGGAAGAGCCTGTAGGCGACATGGACGACGAGGAGATGCCTGAAGAAAATTTTCAATATGAGCAGGTGAGCAATGAGCCAAAGTCGGCTGCTCAGCAAATGCGCGAATACGTGAATAAAATTGGCGGAGAACATTATCATCAGTATACTGGCAAGCTAGGTGACGACGGTGCTTATACCAAATCCCCAGTAGCTGGTAAAAACGACATGGGCGGGACAACTGCTAACATCCTAAATGCTGGAACTTCAAAAGAAACCAACACAATTGGAAAAGGCGGACAAGTTCAAGGTAATGGACATTTGTCACAATCCCCAAAGGATATGAATACTGGTAATGTAAATGTTCCAGGAGCTAGTGCAGCCAAGAGCTTCTATAAGAACAATCCAAAAGGACACGGAGCAGAGAAGAAAGGTTCTATGTCAAGTGAAGATGGTGGAGTGAATAAGCAAAGCCCACTCAATGGCGCACCAAAAAGAGCCAAATAAGGAATAGGACTAAAGGATGAATTTACTACGTGAACACCTAACTTTCGATCAGGCAAGAGTTGTCGTTGAGGGTGCCAATGAGGGCAAAGACTTGTATATGAAGGGAATTTGTATACAAGGCGGAGTCCGTAACGCTAATCAGCGAGTGTATCCTGTAAACGAAATTGGTAGGGCTGTTAAAACCCTTAGCGAACAGATTGCAGGAGGTTACAGTGTTCTCGGTGAAGTTGATCATCCGGATGGCCTTACAGTCAATTTGGACCGTGTATCCCACATGATTACAGAGGTGTGGATGGATGGTCCAAATGGCTACGGCAAACTAAAAATTCTACCTACCCCAATGGGAGGATTAGTTCGAACAATGTTAGAAAATGGTGTAAAGCTAGGCGTAAGCTCAAGAGGCTCAGGAAACGTATCAGAAGACGGCAGTGGTAATGTAAGTGATTTTGAAATTATCACAGTTGATGTCGTAGCTCAACCTTCCGCACCTGGAGCATACCCAACACCAATATACGAACATTTGATGAATAATAAAGGCGGTTACAAGGCACTAGAAATAGCAAAAGATAAAAAGGCACAAAAACACTTAAAAGAATCGCTGGTTAATATAATCAGCAGACTCCAATAACAGGAGATACAAGAATGTTGGAAGCTCTAAAAACACTATTAGAAAACGATGTAGTTTCTGAAAGTGTCAAGCAAGAAATTGAAGAGGCATGGAACGCAAAGGTTAAAGAAAACCGACAGGAAGTAACCGCTATGCTTCGAGAAGAATTTGCCCAAAAGTACGAGCATGATAAAACTGTGATGGTAGAAGCTATTGACAACATGGTTAATGAGCGACTAGAAGAAGAAATGGCAGAGCTAGCAGAAGATAGGCGACAACTTATTGATGCTAAAGCAAAGTATGTCAAAGGACTTCACTCACAAGGCACTGTACTTAAATCCTTTGTAAATGAGATGTTGAAGCAGGAGGTTACTGAACTACACTCAGATCAAAGGGAAATGGCAAAAAAGTTCCGTATGCTGGAAGAATTTGTTGTTGACTCACTAGCAAAAGAAATTACAGAGTTCCAAGTTGATAAGAAAGACTTGGCGGAGACAAAAGTTAGATTGGTACGTGAAGCCAAAACACAATATGGCAAGCTGAAATCTAACTTCGTAAAGAAAAGTGCATCTAAAGTATCTACAATGGTTGAACGAGTTCTGTCAAAAGAAATTGGACAACTTCGCGAAGATATTGAAACGGCACGCAAAAATGATTTTGGACGCAGATTGTTTGAAGCTTTCTCAACTGAGTATATGAATAGTTACTTGAATGAGAAGAGCGAAACTTCAAAACTTATGAGGATAGTAGCTCTCAAAGACAAGCAACTTGACGAAGCTCGAGTAAAGATGAGTAAAGCAACACAAATGATTAGCAAACGCAATCAAGATTTGAAGAAAATTACAGAAAGTGTAAGTCGAAAAGAAATTATCGCCGAATTGGTTGACCCACTAAACAAATCACAAAAGACTATTATGGTGGACTTGTTAGAAAGTGTTCAAACTGATCGACTAAAATCTTCCTTCGACAAATACCTACCGACTGTATTGAATGAAGACTCAAAACCAAAAACTAAAAAGGCAACGTTAACAGAAGGCAAAGAAATAACAGGCAACAAGAAAGTAAAAGACGAAACACAACAAACAGGTGCAAGGGATAATGTCATCGACATTCGCAGACTTGCAGGACTTAATTAAGGAGAAATTAAATGTCAGAATTGTTAGAAAGTCGCTGGCAGGATACCAAAGGAGCACTTCTTGAAGGCTTGCAAGGTATTAAGAAAAGCGTAATGGCAACTACACTTGAGAACACACGAAAGCATCTTATTGAGAGTGCTTCCGCTGGAACAACCTCAGCTGGTAATATTGCCACATTGAACCGTGTAATTCTTCCCGTTATTCGAAGAGTTATGCCTACCGTTATTGCTAACGAAATTATTGGTGTTCAACCTCTTACCGGCCCGGTAGGACAGATTCATACATTGCGTGTACGTTATGCAGATACATACGATAACGTAACAGCAGGTGAAGAAGCATTGACACCATGGAAAATTGCTACTTCCTACTCCGGTGGTGGAACTGATCCTGATGGAAAGCCACTCCCAACAGCGTCAATGGAAGGTATCGCTGGACGCAAGATGTCAATTCAAATCTTGAAGCAAACAGTTGAAGCAAAGACACGAAAGCTAAGTGCTCGTTGGACCTTTGAAGCAGCTCAAGATGCTCAAGCTATGCACGGAATTGATGTTGAAGCAGAAATAATGGCTGCTCTTGCACAAGAAATTACAGTTGAAATTGATCAAGAAGTTCTTCAAAGTTTGAAGGTTCTTGGCGGATCACCTTTGTTTGAATTCGATCAAACAATGACTTCAGGCGATGCTACATTCGTTGGTGACGAGCATGCCGCTTTGGCAGTATTGATTAACCGTGCTGCTAACGTAATCGCTCAGCGAACACGACGTGGTGCTGCTAACTGGGCCGTTGTAAGTCCTCTTACACTTACAATCCTACAGAGCGCAACTACAAGTGCATTCGCTCGCACAACAGAAGGAACATTTGAAGCTCCAACTAACACCAAGTTTGTAGGAACTTTGAATAACTCCATGAAGATTTATGTAGATACATATGCTCGTGACGATGCTCCTGTATTGATCGGATACAAAGGTACATCTGAAAGCGATGCTCCTGCATTCTACTGCCCATACATTCCATTG